ACACGCTAATCATCGGCGTTGATTCTCCAGAGGGCACCCAAATCGTTTTCAAGGAGAAAATCACGCAATTAGAGAAGCTGGACAAGATTCACTACATTTTGACCGAGTCAGGTAAGATAGTGGCTGTTGCTAAGGATAACAACTGCGGCTGTGGCACTCGCCTTCGTGGTTGGAACCCGTACGGCGCTTTCATAGCTTCCAGTCAGGACCCCGAATGACACTATTTGAATTTGTAATCATCGGACTAGCAGTATTCCGACTCAGTAGGCTCATCACAACCGACGTTATCTTCGAGCCCCTGAGAAATCGCTTCTGGAAAAAACACCCACCGCAGAGCAGCAAGCTTGGCTATCTAATAACTTGCGACTGGTGCACCTCTATTTGGGTCGCATCACTAGTTGTGCCATCAGTTATCATTATCCCAGTACTTGTTTACGTCTACGCCGTTTTTGCGGCGTCGGCAATAGCAGGCCTGTTGACCGCGTACGAGCAAAAATAACTTGTATTCCGCAACTAATTGACGAGGAGACCGCCCAATGGGTGTATTTAAAAGAGAAGAGCCAGCACAGGAGCCAGTAGCTCCAAAAGCTAGCGCTAAAAAATCTAGCAAAGGCAAGCCTTTCGGGAGCTCAAGACTTCCACAGCCAGCTGGTGCATCTTTCTTCTTCAACGCCCCGACTCCCGTTCCCTTTAACTCTCCCCGCGCCCTTACGGCTGCTGCCTCGCAAGTAAAAATGAACGACAAGGCCGAGTTCGAGCAGTTTAAAGCGCGCCGCTCCGCTTCATCCTCCGCTTGGCAGTCGGAAGCATGGGAGTACTACGACGCAATTGGCGAAATCAAATACGCCTTCAACTTAGTTGCATCCGTTGTCTCACGTATCCGCATCTTTGCGGCTGCAATTGACGACCCAAGCCAGTCTCCTGTTGCAGCGAGCGAGTCCAGCTCAATTGACCAGAGCCTTGCCTCAGCCGCAGAACGCGCACTTTCCCGCCTCAACTCCGCCTATGGTGGACAGCCAGGTCTTTTGAAAGATGCTGCCCTCAATCTTTCAGTTACTGGCGAATGCTACCTAGTTCAGATGCCAGCCCGTAGAGGAACTGGAGAGCCCGAGTCTTGGGACATCCGTTCCGTTGATGAAGTTGTAGCTGACGGTAGCGGAAACCTAAACGTTATTGGTCGCCGCGAACAAGGCGCAGGGCAGGGTGGCGGAAAGAACTCAGGAGTTGTTAACTTAGGCAAGAATGCTTTCGTTGGCCGTATCTGGCGCTCACACCCTCGCTACTCAGACGAGTCCGACTCGAGCCTGCGCGGTCTATTAGACCTTTGCGCAGAATTGCTTTTGTTGAACAGAACTTTCCGTGCAACCGCTCGCTCACGCCTAAACGCTGGCGCTCTCTACTTGCCAGACGGTCTTTCCGTAGCTGCACAGGGCGACCCTGCAAAATACCCTTACGATTCTGAAGATGGAATTGGCGCTGGCTTCACAGCTGAGGAAGCAGAAGACGAGTTTGAAGAGCAGTTGATGGACGCGATGACCACGCCGATTCGTGACGAAGAGTCCGCATCTGCAGTTGTGCCCCTGATTATCCGTGGACCCGCTGAGCTTGGCGATGCTATCAAGCAGTTCAAGTTCGAGCGTTCGTTCGACCCATCACTAGCTGAGCGCTCCGACCGTGTACTAGAGCGTATCTTGCAGGGCCTAGATGTTCCTAAGGACGTCGTTACGGGGCTTGCCAACGTTAAGTACTCCAATGCGCTCCAGATAGACGAAGCTCTTTACAAAGCCCACATCGAGCCCTTGATGCTCCTTATTGTTGACGCCCTAACAGTTGTCTACTTGCGTCCGTACCTAATTGCCAACGGCTACTCAGAGTCAGAAGTTTCTCGCATCACCGTTTGGTATGACCCTTCAGCCGTTTCTACACGTAACGACAGGGCAACCGATGCTGACGCAGGCTTTGACCGCGGAGCAGTGTCCTACGACACATGGAGACGTGCGCACGGCTTCTCGGACCAAGACGCGCCTACTCCTACAGAGCTTGCAATACGTATGCTTCAGGAAAAGGGCTCGCTAACTCCAGAACTTACCGAAGCGATGCTTGGCGCTGTTTCCCCAGAGATTATGAATGCAGTTCGTGCAGCACAGCAAGGCCAGTCCGTTGCCCCGTTGCCAACTGAAGTTGAAGACGCTTTGAAAAGAGCAGCCGCGGGCGAGCCTGCCCCTGAAGAAGAAGAAGCTAACTAATTATGGAAAAAGGGGACCAGCCAGCTAAGGGGCAAAGCAACGTGCCTATGCCTCAACCAACTTCGTCAATTACCGTTTCTGATAAGAACAGCCTCATCCGTACTCTGTCCACTCTAGAGAATGAAGTTCACGAACTTCGCAAGAGCATAAGACAAGAGTTTGCATCCGAGGAGCTTTCCAATAGCCCCTGCTGGGACGGCTACGTCCAAATAGGAATGAAGAAGGGCAAAAACGGTAATCAAGTTCCCAACTGCGTTCCTGCCACTACTTCAGCTATCGCCGAAGCTGCAACGTTTGCCGCTGAGAACAGACCTGCTGCCCCCGAGGGATTCCACTACATGCCAGACGGCGCACTAATGCCAGACTCGGCACACGACGAGAATGCCCCAAGACCAGAAGCTCCCGAAGGTTATCACTACATGCCAGACGGAAATCTTATGTTGGACTCTGGGCACGACGAAGAAGCTGCAGCTAAAAAGAAGCGCACTGCTGCACAGACTCCTGCTCCCAAGAAAGACCAAATAAAAGGCTCTTCAAAGAACAAAAAGGGCTCGGCTTCTGGCAGTAAGAAAATTACCTTCTCAAAGGCCGTAGAAAAAGCTCTTTCCAACAAGGTTGAGACCCACAACAAAAAAGCATCTAAGGGACGCCGCGCAACTCTTAGGATGCTAAAGGCTGTCTACCGCCGCGGAGCTGGGGCTTTCTCCACAAGCTACCGACCTGGACAGAACCGAAACTCTTGGGCACTTGCTCGCGTTAACGCGTTCTTGCGTTTGCTTTCCTCAGGTAAGCCCTCTAAGGCTGCTTACGTACAGGACAACGACTTACTTCCTGCTTCACACCCAAGGTCCACCAAGAAAGACTCTTCTACCGAGCCCTTGACCGCTGACGCTCAGGACCACTCCGAGCTAGAACTTATAACGGCCTCTGCTTACGCAGAAGCTGAACTCGAAATCGAGCTGCCCGCAGAGAACACTTTTAAAACAGCACAGGAAGCAATTCTTGCTCTAACCGAGTTTTCAGATTTTGGCTACGAGGCAGAAGAAGCTATCAAGGCAAGCTGGCTCCGTGCAGTACGAAACGGGGAAGACCCATACGTAAGAGCGAAGCTTCTTTCAACTTTGACACACGACAGTTTAGATGCAGACTTATTGCCAAGAGAGGCCTCTGAAAATGAGTAACGAATACCCGATTAAGCCAGCAACACATACGCTATCTTTTGACGGACAAAATGCGAGCATCATTCGCGACATTCTTTCTTCTCTTGCAGAGCTAAACGAAGGTCACCGCGCATCTCGCCGAGTTACAGCTGGCATGGCTAAAAAAGTCGCCACACGCTCTCTTGCAAAGACTGCCGACCAGACCTACTCCCTTCGCCGCCACCGTGCTTTTTCCGACCTCTCAGACTTCGCGGCACTTGCCCAGTTGGATAGGGGGCTTACCGCTTCTGCCCACACGAACCTGCTCCCCGTATCACATCCTCGGTCTACTCGCAAAAGTGCGATGGACTGGAAAGAACTTCGTAAGGCGCAAGCTCGCTGGTTTGCTGACGACTCTCGGGTTACCGACCCCCTAGTTGGGCCGCTTCTCGCATCTGCTTTTACCGCTGAGCTAGGAAGCTCTGCCCACCAGTACGCTGTTGCTCGTCTGAACGCAATGGGACCAACTCAAGTTCCTCTAGTTGCATTGGTTGCCGCATTTAAAATGGGTGGCAACAAAGGCTTCTGGCGCTTCCAGCTTCGAGATAGTGAAGGCAAGTTTGCCAACATGTTTGGCGGTATCCGCAGGCTAGTGCGCCGTATAAACGGAACCGTTTCGTGGCTTGCTGGTCGAGTTGTTTCGACCAACCCAAATAACAAGACTTTTATCCAAGAACTACCAGATGGCAGGCTAATTAGAACAGCAGCCTCTGCTGGTAAGTCTATTAAGGCCATTCTCCCCAATCAGCAGGATGCGCAGGGATTCAGCAAGACTCCAGCCAAATCAGCGGCTGACAGCGATGTGGTTGACGAAGCAGACTTAGAGTTTGTAGATTCTCCAGATGGCTACAAAAAAGACCCGTCTTATAAGCCTACGCAGGAAGACATTGACTACTACGGACCAAAGATTGACCTTGGAACTAAATTTGTTGACGATAACGACAACTATGAAGTCCTAAAGTTTGACAACGGAGCCAACGTTGCCGCAAGAAACAAGTTTGAAGCCCAGCAGCAAAAAGAAGCTGAAGGTAACAACGTTGTTGCTCTAGGCATGGCCGAAGACGGCGAGCTTAATCCAGCGCTGCCTGTTTATTTTGTTCGCCGTAAAGATGATAAAGATAAAGACTTTGCTGTTGCTCAGTCTTGGGCAGATGTTCAAGACTTTATCGCTAAAGACGAAGACCTTTACGAAGCAGGCGAGCCAGCTGACCCACAGCGTCCTTCACGCTCTGCTGGCCTT